GGTATAAGTAGTGCCGGGCAGACATACCTCGACACCCTGCAGAAACAGCTGGGCGGCCTGCAAGATAACAATGACGCGATCAAGATCGCCAATCGCTATATCGCAGAGCACGCAGATCTCACCGACACTGACCGCAACGCGATCCTCTCAGCAGCGAGTGCTATCGAGTCGCAGAAGAAGGTCAACGACGCGGCCAACAAGGCTAAGCGAAAGGGTGAGTCTGAAAGCGAGAAAGCCGCCAAAAAACAGCTCAAGGACTTTGAGTCGACTGAGGAGGGATTCAAGCGTCAGATCCAGCTGATCAACACCACCGGCGACAGGCAAAAGGACGCCACCGAGGTCGCCAAGCTGTCGTTTGAGCTACAAGAGGGCAAGCTTGGCAACCTGTCGAAGGCTCAGCAAAAGCGGCTCCTGGAACTGGCTGCAGAGCTGGACGGGCTCAACAAGATCAAGAAAGCCAATGAGGATGCGCTGAAGCTAAGCGCTTTCAAAGCTGCGCAGTCCTCTGGCACACAAACAGCCATCAACGGCTATGCGCAGGAGCTGGCGGGAATTGGGATGGGCGACAAAGCCCGTGACCGGATGCGTGCCGATCTGGCCGTACGGCAGAAGTATGTCGAGGATGTGAAGGCCCTCAACGAACAGCGAAATACTGGTCAGATTACCCCTGAGCTCTATGCCAGCCAGACGGAAGTTTTACAGGAAGAGCTGAACAAACAGCTGTTCGCCCAGCAGCTCTACTATGAGCAGGTTGATGAGCTGCAGACAAACTGGGTGCTGGGTGCCCAGGAAGCTTGGCAGAACTATGCCGACGCGGCCACCAACTACTCCGCGATTGCAGCCGATGCTACCGCGTCCACTCTCGGCAGCGCTCGCAGTGAACTAGGGGCGTTCTTCACGGATATGGCCACCGGATCTAAAACCGCGGGCGACGCATTGGCGGATATGGTGACCGGTTTCGGAAAATCTGTGATCTCGACCTTGGCAGATATGGCTGCTCAGTGGCTGGTCTATCAGGCTGTTCAGTTGATGGTTAACAAGTCGACGCAGGCCGGCGCTAGCCTTGCCATGGTAGGCAATGCTCAAGCTACGGCATTCCAAGCCAGCCTGGCGGCATTCGCTTCCACTGCTGCTATCCCGATCGTTGGGCCGGCATTGGCTCCTGGAGCAGCCGCAGCAGCTGCAGCAGCAACAGCGCCGATGGTGGCCGGTGTCGCCGCCACCTCAGCGATGGCAGGAGCAGGCTTCATGGACGGCGGCTATACCGGCCACGGTCGTAGAGATGAAGTCGCCGGCCCAGTTCACCGCGGCGAATACGTTTTCGATGCCGAGGCAACTGCCAGGATTGGCGTTGGCAATCTGGAGGCCCTCAGCGATGGGCGCATTGGGATGATCGGTCAAAGTTCGTCAGCTTCTGCTGGCGCAGAGCGCGCGCAGAACGGTGCGCAGATCATCATCAACTCACCAATCAACGTGCAGGCCCAGCAAGGAGTAAGTGAGGAGCAGGCGAGGCGTCAGGGTGAAGGTCTGCGAGAGGGCTTCGAAGGTGTCGTGCGTGATGTGCTGTATCGGGAAACCCAGCAGGGCGGCCTTCTTTGGAGAAAGTGATGACAGAGATATTCAGCTTTGACGTTGAGGCCGAAGCTGATGGCGAGGTCAAGCAGAACACCTGGGAGAACAACTTCGGTGACGGGTTTGTCCAGGCGGGTGGCGTGGGGATCAACACCAAGACACAGTCGTGGAGCTTGTCCCATACAGGCCTTCTAGTTGAGGGTGAGGAAGCCTTTGAGATTCGCAAATTCCTGGACCGCCATGAGGGCTATCGCACCTGCTACTGGACGCCGCCCGGTGGTGTGCAGGGTCGGTACAGGGCTAAAGGCTACAAAATCAGAGCCCGTGGCGCTCCCAACCTAGTGACCATCAGCTGGACTTTCGATCAGCGATTTACCCCCTATTGACCCCGCGCTTGCGGGGTTTTCTCGTTCAGAGGCCCCATGACTTTCGAATCCGATATCCAAAAGCTTGAGCCTGGCAATCAGATCCGGCTCTACGAGGTGGACGCGACCCGACTGGGCGGGAACATCATGCGCTTTCATGGGCATGCTCAGGAGGCCGATATCATCTGGCAGGGCCAGCTCTATTCGGCCATGCAGATCGAGGCCAAGGGCTTCGACATTCGCGGCGATGGCCGGCCTGCCACCCCGACACTGCAGATGGCCAACGAGATAGCTGGCGTGCGTGGCGCGGTCACAGCGCTGTGCTTGGCGCTCAAAGACCTGGTGGGCTCCAAGGTCAGGGTCATCGAGACCTTCCGGCACTTCCTGGATGCGGCGAACTTCCCTGACGGGAACCCCGATGCGTCCAACCAGGCCCGGGAAAACCTCTGGTACATCGAGCAGAAGACCGACGAGAATCGCCAGCAGGTGACCTTCCAGTTGTCCAGCCCGCTGGACATGGGTGGCGTCATGCTCCCGGCTCAGCAGATCACCAAGCTGTGCCGCTGGGCCTGCCGTGGGCAGTACCGGGGTGAGGCCTGCGCCTATACAGGCGCTGCCATGTACACCAAGCAGGACGAGCCTACCGATAACCCGGCGCTCGACCGCTGCCCGGGGCGCTGGAAGAGCTGCAAGCTTCGCGGCAACACGCGCCGCTTCGGCGGCTCCATGGGCGCAAGCCTGATCGTCAGTTCGAGGTGATCGATGCGTATCAACCAGTCGCTGCAGGCCGCGATCCGCGAGCATGCCGAACGCGCCTACCCGGCCGAGGCGTGCGGGGTGCTGATCAAGACCGACCAGGGCCGGGCCTATGTACCGTGCCGCAACCTGGCGAAGACACCGCGGGAGAACTTCCGCCTGCACCACGAGGACCTGGCGAACGCTGAAGACCAGGGCGAGCTTCTGGCGATCGTGCACAGCCATCCTGATGCTGCGCCTACGCCCAGCATGGCGGACCGGGTGAGCTGTGAACTGCACGAGGTGCCCTGGGGGATCGTCGGCTGGCCAGGTGGTGACATGCAATGGTTCAAGCCATCCGGCTACCAGGCCCCGCTACTGGGTCGCGAGTTCGCCCATGGCCTGCTGGATTGCTGGGCCGCCTGTCGCGACTGGTATGCCCGCGAGGCCGGGCTGATGCTGCCCAACTTCGAGCGCGACGACCTCTGGTGGGAGCAGGAAGACGGGCCAAGCCTGTATGAGGCCAACTTTGCTGAAACCGGCTTCTACCAGGTGGATGAGCCCCTGCGCGGTGACATGCTGGTCTTCATGGTGCCATCGCCAGGCCGGCCCTGCTTTCACCCTAATCATGCGGCCATTTACCTCGGCAGCCAGCCGGAGCTGACCAGCGAGCCGGCCGCGCGCCTGGGCGGCAGTGGGCCCTTCATCTACCACCACATGGCCGGCAGGGCCTCCACGCGGGAAGTCTACGGCTGGTCAATGGCCAACCGCTGCCGGCTGATTCTGCGGCACAAGGACTTTCAGCCATGAAGCGCAAGGTCAAACTGTACGGGGTGCTGCGCAAGCACTTCGGGCGTGAGTATGAATTGGATGTAAACAGCACACGTGACGCCATCCAGGCGTTGTGCAACATGGTGCCCGGCTTCGAAAAGTTTTTGACCACAGGCGAGGAGCGGGGGCTGGTGTTCACCGTATTCTCCGGCACCCGCAACCTGTCAGCCGATGACTTGGACATGATGGGCGACGACGCCGGGGACATCCGAATCGCCCCGATCATTCAGGGCAGCAAGCAGGCCGGGCTGTTCACCACCATCATTGGCGTTGTGCTCATCGTGGCTGGCTACTTCACCTTCGGTACCACCTCCGCCTATGGCGTGGCGATGATCGCTGGCGGTGCCGCGATGGCTGCAACTGGTGTTGTGCAGATGCTTTCGCCCACGCCGACAACTGGCAGCCTCGATCGCAATGAGGACGGCAACAACCCCAGCTACGGGTTCGGCGGTGCGGTCACCACGATCGCCCAAGGCAATCCCTACCCAGTGCTGTACGGCGAGCGCGAGATCGGCGGAGCCGTAGAGTCGGGGGGAATCTACCCGCAAGACCGGCTGTGAATATTGGCAACACACGACCCGCTTCGGCGGGTTTTTTCGTTTGTGGAGACTGGAATGGTCCAAGTATCGAAGCGCGCCCCGCAGCAGTCCCGCGCAGCACGTAAGCGCCAGGTTGTGGGCAGCAAGGGTGGGGAGAAGAAGCAGAAGCAGCCCAGCATCGCTTCCAACAGCGTTCCGTCCATCGCCGTTGCCCGCCTGCTGTACCTGTGGAGCTGGGGCCCCATTGTAGGGCCGGTAAATGGGCTGCGCTCCGTCAAGCTCGATGGCACTCAGGTCATGGCCGACGACGGCACCATGAACTACCCGGGCGTGAAATGGCAGTTTCGCTCCGGTGAGTTGAACCAGGAGCGTATGACTGGCATCACCGAGTCGAGCAACGAGATTGCTGTTGGCCAGTTGCTGCTGACCACCGCGCCCTACGTGCACACCATCAGCAACCCCATGCTGGATGCCGTGCGCCTGCGTTTCTCCTGGTCACAGCTCCAGCGCCAGGACCAGAGCGGCAACATTGATGGCGTGCGCATCGAGTATGCGATAGACGTTTCGACTGACAACGGCCCCTTCCAGCAAGTCCTGGTGTCCGCAAGAACGTCACCAAGTACGAACGCTCGCACCGGATCGAACTCCCCGCCGGTTCTCGCTGGACGGTCCGCGCCCGTCGTATCACCCCCGAGGCCAACAGCTCGCTGACCCAAGATGGGATGTACGTTGAGGCGCTGTCGGAGGTGGTCGACAGCGACCAAGAGTACCCGCTGACCGCTGTCAGCTGCGTGGAGTACGACGCCGAGCAGTTCGGTGGCGATATCGCCAAGATCGCCGTGCTGATGCGCGGGCGAATCGTGCGCGTACCTGCCAACTACAACGCGGAGACTCGTACCTACGCCACCAGCGGTGTAGGCACAACGAACGGGGTCTGGGATGGGACCTTCAAGGAGGCCTATACCAACAACCCGGCCTGGGTCTTTTATGACCTGGTGCTGCATCCTTACTACGGCTTGGGAGATCGCATTGATCCGAGCATGATCAATCGCTGGTCGCTGTATCGCATCGGGCAGTATTGCGACCAATTGGTGCCAGACGGCATGGGCGGCCAAGAACCGCGCTTCACCTGTAACCTGTACCTGCAGAAGCAGGCCGAGGCCTGGGCGGTGATCCAGGACCTGGCAGCCATCTTCCATGGCCTGGCCTTCTGGGACGGTAGCCAGATCACCGTGAACGCAGATCTGCCGCAGGACCCGGTCTACAACTACACCCTGTCACAGATCCTCGACGACGGCGCAGTCAAGTACACCGGCAGCAAGCTGCGCGAGCGGCATAGCCAGGCCATGGTGTCGTTCGATGACCCGGCGCGGGGGTATGACACCGACAAAGAGCCCGTTTTCGACGAGGATGCGATCGCTGAATATGGGGTCCGCGAGATCTCCGTAGAGGCGGTGGGGTGCACCTCGCGTGGCCAGGCCCAGCGCGCTGGCCAGTGGGCTTTGATGACCGAGCAGCTGCAACTCAGGGGGGCAACATTCCGCGTTGGCCTGGATGGCTACATTCCGAAGCCAGGCAAAGTCATCACCTTGTCCGACCCAATGCTCGCTGGGCGGGACAATGGCGGACGTATCGCCGCTGTAACGGGCCGCGTCGTGACGGTAGACCGTGACATCAATGTTCCAAGCGGCGCCCGCCTGCTGGTCAACCTGCCTAGCGGCAGGTCCGAGGTTCGCCAGATCCGTTCTGTGACCGGTCGCCAGATCACCGTGGTAGCTGAATTCAGCGAGGCGCCGCAGCCTGAGTGTGCCTGGGTGCTGGACTTCGACGACCTCAAGGTCATGCAGTTCTACGTCCGCAACATCACCCGGCCGGAGTGGCACCAGTTTCAGCTGGAGTGCATCCAGTATGAGCCGGGGAAATTCGACGCTATCGATTTCGGTACCATCATTGATGACCGGCCCATCAGCGTGCTTCCCCCGGGCGTGCAAGATGCACCCGCGCGCGTGCTGATCGGCAGCCACTCCGCTGTGGACCAGGGCATTGCGGTCACCACCATGTCCATCTCCTGGGATGCGGCGCCTGGTGCTGTGGCCTACGACGTTGAATGGCGGTGGGGCTCCCGTGACTGGGTGAGGATGCCGAGAACTGGCCAGCTCACCGCTGATGTACGTGGGGCCTATGCCGGTCAGTACTTGGCCCGTGTGCGCGCGGTCAGTGCCATGGATGTGGCTTCCATCCCGACCACCTCAGCCCTGACGGAGGTTGCCGGCAAAACGACGCCGCCGCCGGCGGTGACGTTCCTGCGCGCTGAAAGCTTGATTTTCGGGATCAAGGTCACTATCGGTTACCCAGCCGGTGCCAGCGATACTCAGCGTGCAGAACTGTGGTACGGGCCGGGCTCAGACCTGGCAGCAGCCACGAAA